GAGACCACCAAGGCTGACTTTCTTGAGCAATACACCCGCGCACGTGAGATTCAAGCTGAGACGCAGTTCGATGAAATGATCGACATTGTTGACCAGCCACCAGAGCTGAGCCACGTGACTGACAAAAACGGTGAGCTGGTTGAGGTTAAGTTTGACTCCTCATACGTGCAGTGGATGAAGCTTCGCATTGACACTCGCAAGTGGACAGCGGCGCGCATGGCGCCTAAGAAGTACAACGAGCGGGTAATGCCCTCTGAGGAGCTGGACGACCGCAACATCATTGACGTAGACGTCAAGGCGAAGATGGATGTAGCGATCAAGCGCTTAGAGCTTATTCGGATTGCTGAATGAGCGCTCTGATAGAACCAGAGATTCTGGAGATCTTGTCTGACAAGGACAACCTGCGCAGGAGCGGCCCCTTTCACGGCTCAGCCTACGCCAAGCGCACGGAATGGCTCTCAGGGGCGTTCAATCATCAGAAGCTACCCCAAGGTACATGGTGGTCTATCTGGCTCATGCTGGCTGGTCGTGGTGCAGGCAAGACCCGAACAGCGGCTGAACAGATCTGGTGGTGGGCGTGGGAGAACCCGAACACCCGCTGGCTGGTCTCCGCCCCTACGTCTATGGACGTCAGGGGTACGTGCTTTGAGGGCGAGTCAGGACTCATGGCTGTGATCCCGCCAATCCTGATCAGGGACTACAACAAAGCCCTGCACGAGATCGTCCTGATCAACGGTAGCCTGATCAAAGGGATCAGCGCCAGCGAGCCTGATCGTTTCCGTGGTGGTCAGTATCACGGTGCATGGCTCGATGAGCTTGCCGCTTGGGATTACCTCGACGAAGCTTGGTACAACATTCAGTTCGCCGTCCGACTCAAGAAGGCTGATGGCAGAACGCAGATCCTTGCCACAACTACCCCACGTCCAAAAGACCTGATCGTAGAGCTTGTAGGGCGTGAAGGAGACGACGTAGCCCTGACGACGGCATCTACCTACGTGAACCTAGCTAACCTTGCTCCAAGCTTCCAAAAGCAGATCCTCAGCTATGAGGGAACCAAGATCGGCAGGCAGGAGATCCACGCTGAGCTGATCGACCCAGAAGAGTCAGGCATCGTCAAGCGGGAGATGTTTAAGCTGTGGGCGCCAAACAAGGCGTTCCCCAAGTTCGAGTACATCCTGCAAAGCTACGATTGCGCCAGCTCAGAGAAGACTGTCAACGATCCGACAGCGGCCATCACGTTCGGTGTGTTCAAGCCCCTTGATGGCCCCATGTCCGCCATGGTGATCGACTGCTGGCAGGACAGGCTTCAGTATCCAGACCTTCGCCCCAAGGTGATTGAGGAGTACGACGTGGTGTACGGTGAGGGCAAGGACAAGAAGCGCGTAGACCTGATCCTCGTGGAAGATAAGTCCGCTGGCATAGCACTGATCCAAGACTTACAGCGTGCGCACATGCCAGTACGGGCGTACAACCCCGGCAGGGCTGACAAGATCCAGCGCCTTAACATTGTCTCCAACATCATCGCCGCTGGGCGTGTATGGATTCCTGAGAGCAGTGTCAGGAAGGGCTACGTCAAGGACTGGGCTGAGGGCTTTGTGTCTCAGATATGTAGCTTCCCTGACTCGACGCACGACGACTTCGTGGACGCCTGCACCCAAGGGCTACGGTTCCTACGCGACTCAGGTTGGCTGGACATCGACGGAGCACCAAGGGACGACTACGACATGGACGACTACATTGACAGTGGCATGGCTAAGAAGCTCGAGAACCCGTACGCCGCATGAGAGTCGCATACGTCACCCCCTACTTCAAGGAAGAGCCGCAAGTGCTGGAGCGGTGCATCAAGAGCGTGGAGGCTCAGACCATCAAGGGCGATCACTTCCTTATCAGCGACGGTCACCCACAGGACTGGGTTGCCAATAGGGTGGCTAGGCACATCCCACTTGGCAAGTCCCACGGCGACTATGGCAACACCCCTCGAGGGATCGGCGCCCAGCTTGCGGTCAGTGAGGGATACGACGCCATTGGGTTTTTAGATGCTGACAACTGGATTGACCCTAACCACACCAAGGAGTGCCTGACCACAGCCATTGGTAACTACGGCTCACCAGTCAACTGTGACTACGTGGTGGCTAGACGCAGATTTGTTCGCCCTGACATGACCGTCCTTAACATGCCAGACGACAGCTCACTGATTGACACAAGCTGTTTCTTTTTCCTGCGTGGCGCCTTTCCCATGCTCCCAACGTGGAACCTGATGCCCAAGGAGTTCTCCAACATAGGAGACAGGATCTTTGGCAAGCGCATACGTGAGGCAGGACTGAACAGCGCCACCAACAAGGCTGTGACCGTGAACTACCTGAACCTGTGGGCAAGCTCTTACCACGCTATGCATGAGACGCCTCCGCCTGAAGCTAAGCCTAACGTAGACGGCGGTAGCGGGTACAGGTGGCTGGCTGAGATGGACAGCAGGAACAAGGAGTTGGTTCACAGGCTGGTCGGATCAGATCTATGATGGACGAACGCCAACACCCAAGGTATCATTGGGACAACAGCAACTCAGCGGGATAAGCCATGGCTGACATAAACACACCAGCGTTCTACCCACGAGTTGGGAACATCAGGTCTAAGAACTTTAGGTCAGCTCAGCCACCAGCCTTCGTTGAAGATCCCAGAGCGATGGATCTGCCACAGTACGGCGACGTTGATTTAAGCGTTCCCACCCAAGCTAACCTTGAGATGGGTAGACGCATGGCTCAGCGTGATGCTGACCTCAAGCGCCAGCAAAGTGCTGACACATCCCCGCTTGAGAAGCTTGCTGGCGCGTTGCAGACGGTACGGCTTATGGGTTCAGCCCTAACGCAAGCCATCAACTCATTGCCTACCCGCATAGCCAAAGGCGACGAGGCGGCTGACAAGTTCATGCAAAAGCGCATGTACAAGCCTACACAACCCTTGGCTTATGAGTACGCAGGTGACGTAGGTAACTTTCTTGATCGCCTTGAGACTGAGTACAAAATCCCACCAGTGCTACCCGAGGCGATGGCGTTGCAATACCTGACAGGCCCAGCCACCTCCCAAGCTATGGGAACAGCAGGCAGGGGTGCGCAGGCTCTTGAGAGACGCCTAGACCCCATGGTGACCAAAGCCCTTGAGGGTGGCGGTCTACAGCGTGACCTGCTGTTAGGCATAGGTCAGGGTACACAGGCAAACGTAGTCAAGCCAAAGGGCGGCGTGAACATCTCTAGCAACCCAGACACCATGATGATGGAATTGGCTAACAAAGAGCCTATGAAAGCCTCTGAGGCGCTGGGCAAGATCGAGGGTCGACCACTGAAGATCACGCAGTCTGACCGCACTAAGGTTGGTGGTGGGTACTTGGGTGGCCCCGGCTTCTCAGGACTCCAACTGACCGAACCTGAGTACCGTGCGGCTGAGGCGGCATGGGGCGTACAAAACGCAGGCACAGCTAAGACCATCCTTGGTGGCGGTAAGAAGGGTGACAACCCTGTCTACGCCGCAATGATCGGTACGCCTACCCAGCACCAATCAAACCAGATGGTGTTTGACAAGCTGTTAGGTGACTTCAAGAAAGCCGCCAAGCGTGGTGAGTTGACGCCTGAACTGCGCGACTTGATCAATACGCGATTAGCCGCGTCCGTTGACAAAAAGGGTAATCCTGTGTTTCCCGCTGATGTTGACATCTTAGACAAAAACTTTAGGAACATTGCTGACACGTTCAGTCGTCGCTCCATAGCTGGTCACTTGATGGGTGGCGTACAGGTTGGTGGTAAGAAGGGTCAGATCATTGACTATGACAAGATTATCCGCAGTACGACAGACCCAGCGTTGCTAGACCTGCCCACTGGAGCATTAGGCAACCGCCTGTTCACCCTGAGCGGCGGGATTGTTGATCGCCCTGATCTGCACCCAGCCTTTCCCGCGATCTTGCAAGGTGAGGACTTGGGTCTGACGTTTACCCCTGTGGAGCGCAACCTTGTCATGAAGGACTTTGTTGATAAGACCATGCGCGAGAAGAAACGGATGCCGGGCTACATGGACTACACCCGAGGTAACCCACCCACTCAGTTGATCACCGAAGACATCCTGACCGAGTTGCAGAAGCTTGGACTTAAGAAGGGTGGAGCTGTCAAGCAACCAGCCGCCTACATCGATGGCAATGAGTTCGTGGAAGCCGCTCAGAAGTACGGCATCAAGGACAGCATGAGCAACCTGAACATGATCGTAAACCTTGTCAACAAGGGCTTGTCAGTAGATGATGCGGCACGTCAAGTTTCTGACAGTGGTATGCACAAAGCCAAAGGCGGTGAAGTATCTGGCGACGATTTAATCCTTGAAGAGAGACCACTATGAGCCTTGTCAAATTAGGTGGGTTAGGCGCTAAAGCCACCAAGAAGACAGCCCCCTTCTACTCCGCTGTAGATGAAGCGCTGGCTAATCTAAAGCGACCCAAAGGTACAGGGATTGAGTTCTTGACCGAGGTGCTAAAACAGCCCGGCGTTAAGAAAGCTGAAATCGCCGACCGTAAGCTTGAGCAGGCATTCAAAGCCAAGGGCAAGATGACCAAGGAAGAGGCTCAGCAAGTATTAGCGGATAACCCTCCTCCCAAGGTTCAAGAGCGTATTTTGGAAGACATTGATGGCGATGAGCGTAGAAGGCTTCTTGATGACAAGATGGAGATTTATGGGTACGACAACTATCGTGAAGTGCCTATTCGACAGATGCGTGAATGGAATGCAGAGATTGATGCTGAAGCCGCAAAGTATGCCGACGACGATTACAGAACTCGGGGAGGTAGCAACTACCGTGAGATGCTACTGAAATTGCCACAGTCTTATACCGAAAAAGACTTTCATCGTTTGTTGATGCTAGAGGCAGAACAACGACGTGGTGACTTGACCCCTGAGCAAATTAAAGAGATGGCAGATTTGCAGGCAAAGAAGCAGACAGCCGCATCCAACTACTCATCTGGTCATTGGGATGATCCCAATGTGTTAGCTCACATGCGTGTGCAGGATAGGTTGATTGCTCAGCCCCCACAGAAGGGCTTCTACGTTGTCAACAAGACGTCTGGCAGGCAATCAGATATGTTTGACACGCCTGAGCAGTTGCAGGCGTATGTTGAGACTTTGCCTGAAAGCATTCGCAATAACGTGACTATGGCTCAGGGTGAACGCAAGGTTCCGCCAAGAAAGGTCTTGCAAATCGAAGAGATTCAATCTGACTGGCATCAAGCTGGGCGCAAGAAGGGATACAAGCCAGATGACTACATAGAGCAAAGCAATGCGTTAGAAAAAGAATTTAATGACCTAGTTGTTAAACGCACTGATCTTCAAAAGCAAGCCATAAGTGCAAAATACTATGGCACTGGCGAAGAAGTACAAGCCTTAACCGATGAAGCAAACAGCATCACCCCCAGACTCATGCAGTTGCAAGAGCAAAGAGACAAGATGATGGATGTCATCAATTT